ATGAAGTAAAACACTAACAAGAACGTCAAGGACATGTCATTAAATCAGTAGACATTACCAACGACCTAATACTTGTAAATAACTTCACAACAGAAAAACCAGGGGCAGGATTTCCTGTAGTAGCATTTGACGACCTAACCATAGCAGGGGAGGTGGAGGCTATAACAGCAAAAAAGGATACTCTAAACTAGACATTTTACCTAATACATTGTAACAATATGGAAATAATAATCGGCGCAATAGTACTAACGCTAGCAATAACAGTCCTACTCACGGCAATAAGTTTTACTATACTGATCATAGTCCTAATACTAGCTTTCCTAGGACTTCTTGACTAATACTACATACATTATATAATAAACCTATGTTAGAAGATAAACCATTTGGAAGACCAACAGAATATAACCAAGATATAGCTAGTAAGATATGTTCTAAACTAGCAGAGGGTATAAGTCTTAGAACCATTTGTCTAGGAGAAGATATGCCTACAAAGACAACTGTTTTTAATTGGTTAGCTAAACATAAAGACTTTGTTGACCAATACGCACGAGCTAAAGAAGAAAGTGCAGATGCTCAATTTGAAAACTTGGATGATATAGGAGATGAAGCAATAGAGGAAAGTAAAATAGTAGACCCTAAAGCCGCAAGTGCGGTGGTAAATGCTTATAAACTAAAAGCAGATAATCTTAAGTGGACCATGTCTAAAATGAAACCAAAGAAATATGGTGATAAATTAGATGTAATGAGTGATGGTAAAGCAATACAGGGTAATACTATAATATTTAAAGACTTTAAAGGTGGTACAGAAACAGAATAGTGTTCTGTTCGGGGGATTACCTGCTAATACAGGGCCATTAAAAAGCAGGCAGGGTAAAACCGTAATGACTAGAGGTGACAACACCGTCTAGCCTTCCCCGAATAGCCCATTATGAAGCAAGTAGTTAATACAGCATATAAACCATTATTTACCTCTAACAAACGGTATAGAATTTTAATGGGGGGGCGTGGAGCAGGGAGAAGTACAGTAGCTTCCCAATTTGCTATTGCAAAACTAACTTCTACAGAGTATTCTCGTACAGCAATAATGAGATATATTCTAGGTGATGTTAGAAACTCAATCTACAGAGAAATTATTGACCGAGCGACAGAGAATGGAATCCTAGAAAGCCTCAGTGTAAACGACTCCATGATGACAATTTCTTATGGTAAAAATACTATTAATGCAGTAGGTTTTAAAAAGAGTAGTGGGGAACAGAAGGCAAAACTAAAATCACTTGCTAACTATAACTGCGTAATCATAGAAGAAGCAGACGAAATAACCGAAGAAGATTTTATACAACTAGACGATTCCCTTAGAACAGTTAAAGGAGATATAACTATAATTCTTTTACTTAATGCACCACCTAAAAGCCACTGGATTATAAAGAGATGGTTTGACCTAGAACCAATTGTTAAAGACTTTTACTTACCTAAACTAAAAGAAAGTATAGACGACACTTTATTTATTCGAACCTGTTATGAAGACAACAAAGCAAATATGGATGATGCAACTGTTAAAAGATATGAAGACTATGCTGTAACCAATCCGAGTCACTATTACAACATGATTAAAGGCTACGTACCAGAAACGCTAAGAGGCAAAATATTTAACAACTGGCTAGAAATAGACAAAGTACCACATGAGGCAAGGCTTGTTAGACGAGGATTAGACTTTGGCTATACTAACGACCCCTCAACCGTTGTAGCTGTCTACTCCTATAACGGAGGGTATATTCTTGACGAAGAGGTATATTCCTCAGGTTTAGCAAATAAAACGCTAGCAGACACTATTTTAGCCCAACCAGAGGCACCAGGAACGCTTGTTATAGCCGATTCATCAGAACCCAAGTCTATTGATGAAATGAAATCCTACGGGGTAAACATAATTGGAGCTGTAAAAGGACCAGATTCAATTAACTTCGGCATTAAATGGATGCAGTCACTAAAGATAAGTCATACAAAAAGAAGTATCAATATTAAAAAAGAATACGAGAACTATTCATGGTTAATAAATAAAGACGGAGACAGTTTAAATACACCTAAACCAGGCAATGATCACATAATTGATGCTAGTAGATATGCTCTTACAACAGTTAAACCAGAAGAAAAGCCTCGCCAAAGAATAGATTATGAAGAAGAAAGACCAATTTATTCATCAATAGGGCTATAATATTTGACTTATACCACCAAAGTAATATACTTAGTAACAGAATCGGGACTAAAACAACAAAATGTCATCAATAAATTACGAGACTCGTCAAGAAATTATAAGCCAAGCCTTGATGGAGATACAATTTGCTAGAAAATTTAAGCAAAGTAAGGTTGGAAACTGGAAAACTAATGAAGATTTGTATTACGGAAGGAAAGCAATAGGTATAGAAGCCCGTGCAAACGTGGATTTAGGGCAGATGGCATCGTTTGTTCATACAATTCTGTCCAAAATTGATAATCCACTAACATTTAAATTTAAAAAGAGAAAAGAAAGCCAAATGAAGCGTGCAGAGATGCTAAACGCTTTGAAGTCTATTGACCAAGAGGAGAATAACTGGGACATCAAAGATATTACAGGCAAGAAACAAGCTATTCTCTATGGACGGGCTATTTATTCTTACTTTGCAGATAGTTTAGATGGATACAAAGCACATTTGAACAATATCGACGTTTACGACTTCCTAATTGATCCCAGTGGAGGAGGGATAGAGTTAGAAAAAGCTATGTACATGGGTGACTATGGTGTAGTTAAGAACAGAGCAGAATTAAAAAGAGGTATAAGAGAAAAGGTTTACCTAAAGACTGAAACTCAAGACTTGCTTTCTGGTGTTGGAAACTCTACAGAACAAACACAAGAAGAGATCAACAAACGAAATAGAACTACAGACAACAATACTTATACAGAAAAACAGATTTAAGATAATGATAAGTTTAAGTTCTGGAACTGGGTAACTACTTACGATGGTAAAAGATATTACTTGCTACTTTGTGAGAAAGGGGCTCAGGCTATTGAAGTATGCGAATTAACAGAAAAATTTGCCTCAGGATTATTCCCTTACTGGACATGGGCTGCTTTCCCAGATCTTACAGAGTTCTGGACCCCTTCTTTCTGTGACTATGTTAGAGAGATATTCATGGCACAAGCTGTATCTATCAATCAAATGTTAGATAACGCTGAACAGATAAACAAACCGCAGAGACTCGTTGATGTTAGTGCTATAGAAGACTTAGGGCAACTTAAATATCGCCGAAACGGAGTAATTGAAGTAAAGGCGGGGATTGATATTAACAAGGCCTACCAGACTGTATTGGTACCCTCTATCAACACTCCCCTAAACGTATTTGACAAGCTAGATGCAATACAAGAAAAAGCTAGTGGTGTAACTGCTAGTGCAAAAGGTGTAGCTGATGAGGACAAGGTAGGGATTTACAAAGGTAACCAAGAAAATACTGCAGATCGTTTTGGTTTCCTCAACAAATCGTACTCTTTTGGTTATAAACGCTTTGCTAAACTATGGGAATCAGGAGTTAGAGAGCATTTGATTAAAAAGGTAGCTATAGATATTCTGGGCCCAAATGGAGTAGAAACACTGGAGGTATCTAAGCGTGATATATTTAGAAAGTCAGATGATTTCAAAGTATCAGTCGAAGCCTCTAACGCTGAAATAGCTTTGTCAGAAGTAGAGAAACAAACTAAAATGAATTTCCTTATGGCTAATACTCAAAACCCAACTCAAAACCCTAAGAAAGCCTACGAGCTACAGGCCGAAATAGCAGGATTTGACCCAGACACAATTAAAGAATTGCAAGGCACAGAAAGCTTTGGAACCGCAGGAGTGATGAGTGAAGCAATGAGAGACCTTGAACAGATAATAGATGGGGAGAATATCCCACTTAACCAAAATGCTAACACTGCATATCAGCAGAGATTTGTAGACTACATGACAGAGAACCAAGAGCATCTATCAGAAAGCCAGTTTAACAGGCTCCAGCAATACATGACGAAAATTAAACCAATCGTAACTAGGAATATGGTAAAAATGGGGAACCAATTATTAATCAAAAACACAATGGATCAAGCAATGGCAGGACTTAACCCTCAGCCACCAGGCGGGGTTACATTACCAAATAATATTCAATAAACATATGGATTCATACTACACAATTACAAATAAAGAAACTGGGGAAACTAAGGATGTTATATTGCACACAGCGGGCAACGGGTTTGTTACCTTTGCAGAGAAAGCAGAAGGGGACGCTTGGACAAACGCTACACAATACCGATTTGAGAACCCTGATAAAAACGATGAAACATTAACAAGTACTGAGTGGACAATCGCTAAAAAATAATATATGAAAAAGAAAGTCGTAACTAAAAAAACAAAACCAAAAACAAAGTCAATCATGACTATGAAAAAGATATATGCAAACTACTAATAACTTTGAAATAATTAAAAAGAGGGGCAAGGATATACAAGATTGCACCATCGTGGAGAAGAACGTTACTAACGAATTTACTTTTACTGAACTATTACAGGCAATGGCAAGTAATGCCAAAGAACTAAAAACCCTTGAAGGACAGTTAGAATTAGATCAAGCGGCCATAATGAATGTAAAAACTCACTATCCAATTGTTTTAAAACTAACTCCAGAACAATTAGTTGCGTGCTCGTTATACGGAGAACTAACTGCAAAGGTAGGCACAATTAAGACTAAAATTAAGTTATTTAAAGAAGCTGAACGACGAGATAACGCTAGGAAAGCAGAGATACTTAAAACTATCCCAGAAT